AGATGTATGAAGTGCCGTTAGTTAAGCCGGTCACCGTAATAGACGTCGCAGTTGATGTACCGTCAGTAAATGCTGTCCAAGACGAGCCTGAGTTGGAAGAATACTCTACGACATAGTCGGTGATGCTTCTTCCTCCGTTGGAAGACGGGGCACTGTAGGCAACCGTAACGCTGCCGCTTGACGGGGACGTAACTGAAGTTATAGTTGGGGCACCAGAGATGGTGAATGGAGTCGTATTTGTTGACAATACGGCAGATTCGAGGCCGGCAGAAATGGCATTGACCGCTCTTATTTTAACGTAATACTGCTGTCCGTTGGTGAGGCCGCCAATAGTAATGGGGGACGTGATGTCGGCTGGGTCAAGTGACGTAAACGCTGAGAACGTAGTTCCATCAGTAGATAAGGAGTATTGATAGTTGACGAGGTCTCCACCACCAGTGAAGACAGGGTCGGTGAAGGAAATCGTTAACTGTTGATTGCCTTCAAGTGACGACAGAGAGGTGGGTTCAGAGGGTGTTCCACCAATTCCAAAAAATCCTCTAGTCGCAGAGCTTCTCCCACCAATAAAAGGCATGCCTTATTCCCTACTACGCGAACTTCGATTGACTTGCAAAAACAGTATAAGTACTGGTCGCCGTTTTAATCATCACAAACGTGTACGCATCAATTGCATTGCTACCACTACCGTTAGGAAACGATAGTCCACCAAACCACTTGACAGTCTGCACGACCCCGTCAATAGAGACGGCCGTCGGTCTGGCTGTAGTGCTGCCAGAATTAATTAGGACAACCGCAGTAATGGATTGATTATTGGCCATCGTAGCGTTAAGCGTTGTTGATGCATTCCCTCTGAAGTCGAGCGAGCATGAGGCACTAGTGGAAGTCGGATAAAAATGAATTGCGCCATCTAGCATGTTGATGTTTAGTGCCCCAGTCGCCTGACCCAAGGACTGTACGGTTTCTAGGACTTCGGAAAACGTAGACGTACCCGTAACCGTTGAGTTGCCCGTAACCGTTGAGTTGCCCGTAACTGCAACGTTGGCAGAAGCTGAGACGTTACCTGTGACCGCAAAGGTTCCAGCAACTGCAATGTTTGTATCTAGTTTGGCAGAAGTGACCGCGCCAGCCCCAATTTTTGCGGCAGTAACGGAACCACTGCCAAGTTTGGCTTCAACTATTCCCGCGTCCTTGACTCTTAAAGTATCTGCATTTACCTCAATTGTGGAGCTGTCGACGTTTACGGCAAGAGCGGTGCCGTTGCCTCCAGAAAGTCCGCTTCCTGCAACTGAAGTAGTTAGCTTGGCCTCGGTGATTGTGTTGTCTGCAATGTCTGCAGCAATAACCGTTCCAGCCGCAATCTTGGCACTCGTAATTGAGTTGTCTGCAATCTTTACGGTCGTGATGGTGCCATCGCCCACCACGAACTGCGATGAGTCTATCCATGCGGAGCCGCTGTAGTACTGCACTACATTGTCATTTTTGAGATAACAAAATTTACCTTCCGATAGGAGCGGTCTTCCATTTCCTCCAGCTGATGTCGGAATGCCATCACCGAAAGCGTTATCTCGTGCAGTTCCGCTATCAAAAACACTAATTACCTGGTCCATTAGGTATGTGTTAATTTCACTCGCGTATGCAACTTCGCCAGAGACAAAAAGTTTTACTCCTGAGCCTGCCATGTTATTCTCCTGAATCTTTCATTGTTAATTTTATCATTTCATCCAAAGGTCATGGAGTCGAATCTGCCAAGAACTGGGTCGTCAATAGTAAAGTTAAATTGGTTAACGGTTTCTTGAGAAATTAAGTAGCCCATTGGTTTGGCCCAATTGACAGACTGCATGACAAGTTCGCTCACCTGATTGGCGTTGGCATCTGGGGTTTCATTAGCCAAGGTGCGAATATGTATTGCGAATGGGTCATTTTCATATCTTGGGGTCAATGAAACTGAAAAAGTGCTCTGGGCACCATTCTCGGTATAAGAAAGAACCTGCTTGGCGGCCTCAATCATTGCCTCCCTTGACCCAGCAGCGCGTCCATAATAACCCTTGGACAACTGCCATTCAATAAAATCCCTACGGATGCTTTCGTTCCCAAAGAAGGCGGTACCGTTTGAGTAATAAATATTTTGGCGAATAAAATCGCCAGAAAACTGAGAAAGCCATGGGACATACTTGTTTTTAACCGAACGAGGCGAGACAAGAGAACTTTGCGCCCAATATGCAACTGTAAGATTTTCGTATAGTAGCTGACTGCCTTCTATTCCATACATGAGACCATATTCTGCGAATACCTCGCCCGCAGCAGATGTTAACATATCTAGCAATCTAAAGAATGGGTACGAAGGCTGGCTTTGTAGTGAATCTATTTCAAAATAAAAATCTGGTAAAAAATTTCTAGCCGTACCCAGAAATGAATTTTCAAATAAAGCCAAATCGTGGATTAGGTGCGGCATTGTCATGTGTGCTGTCTGGCCACCAAGAAGCCCAGAAATCGTAATTTGTATAGTTGCGGTATGAATGTCTTCGTCATCTGGAACAACCGCCCTATTCGTATGAACAGCGTTATATGAGCCACTTGAGTAAGTTTTTGAGTAGGGCTCATAGGTGGTAGATGTAGAGGATTTGGCAATGCCGCCATGAGAATAGGACCCACCCGTGGAGCCGTTAAACAGTATAAAATAAAATTGTGTAGCTGAAGCAACATTAACAGTTGCCGTACGGTTGAATGAACTTGGCGTCATCCCAGTTACTGCAACAGTGTCGCCGTTGCTAAAACCATGAGGCGTTATGGTGTTGTAGTTTGTCGTGCCGTAGTATGAAGAATAAGAAGCACTGGATATTGCGGGAGAGTCTATGGATAAGAGCGAACTCACCGTAATAGGCGCATTTGCCTTAATTCGCATATTCGCAGACAAGACACGACTATTGTCATCCAAGGTTAGAGGTATTCCTGAGAGGGTTAGTACTACATCCCGTGCTTCTCCCTCGGAGCCTGCCGCAATCGCCAGAGTATAGCGACTATCGACTACAAAATCCGTACTACTAATCATTATGGATGCATTTTTGACTACCCAGTCATAGTCGACAGCAGCAAGGCCTATAGATGTTCCGTCTAGAGAGGAGAATCTACGTAAGGCATTGCCATCTGAAAGAAGATTTACTGTGGTTGCCATATTATTGAGTCACATCTACTGTCGTGTATGTAAAGCTAATATCCTCAATGGATATAATTGGCAAAGAACCCTTGTATCTAAATAGAAGGTCGTCTTCGTATTGCGGCAACCATCCATCTTCGATGGGTGTTAAAGTCAAGGAGTTGACGTACACAACTCCTGGAATATTGCTAATTAAGGAAACTATTTGATTATGTCGTATTCTGTCAACATTGAGAGGAAAATTCACTGGGCTGAGGTAATCCACGAGCGTGTCCTCTATCGTTTGAGCAAGAGAATCTTGGTCGTATCGTTGATTTATGGAAATAGTTCCACTAAGTTGAAGTGTTACAAAAGCTGGGTCAACGACATTAATTGTCAATCCAGCAACAGATTTTGATTGTATGTCAGTCAGTATGTTAACTTTTTGCGTCTCTGTCAACAGCGTATTGTTTCCGTAAGCAACAACGCTCACAAACCCTGAAACATCCTGTCCGGCGTATGCGGAACCACTAATGGTTGCGCTGGCCGACGTGCCAGTCTTGGTAAATCTAAACGTCGTGTCCGTTGGGACGTGGGTAATGGTGTTCTCACCGCTAAACGAATTTAATCTAACTTTCGTCAAAGCACCGCTGAATGTCGCTGAACCTGATGTTGAGTTTGATACCGTGAACGTCGTTACGGTTGGAACTGTGTTAATTGTAAATGTTCCGTTGTAGCCAGTTGTTAGTCCGACGCCCTCTACGGTTACCGATTGACCGGCCAACAAAGCATGACTAGTACTTGTTGTGTACGTTATGAGGGTGCCGTCACCTGAGGCTGAAGTAATTGTCGAGCCGTTAAAGTCCATTTCAACAACATCCCCAACCACGAATAGATGTGGTGCTGCCGTTTTTATTGTTGCGACAGAACTTCCTACGTGTGTTTGAATGACACCAATTGAGCGTTTGACAGTCAAGCCTCCACTATCAAGGTCGCCATCTGTTAAGTCGTATGTTTTTGCACGTGAGATTATTCCTGGATAGGTAGTCAAGAGATAGGCGTCAACCTGTGATGCTCGGACTAGTGCTGATGTGAGCGAACGTAGATACGTGGTGGCTTTGGACAGGTAGTCGATGTCTCCGTCGGCGTTGATTCCGTTAGAGAAACGCGATGGGGTGGCAATAACGGCGGATACGATGTCGGTCCCAGAGGAGATGATATTTAACTCAGTCCCAGAAGCTAGAGGCGGGATGACCCCGGGGTCAAGCGATATAACTTTAGCCACTCCTGATGGATATTCACCCAACTCTGGGTCAACTCCTTCTATTTCGAGAGCAAAAAGCAACGTAAATCCGTACTGTTGGGCCTCGTCTTCAAAAAGTGCGTCATACGAAAAGGTCGTTCCAGCAGGGATGGTTCCTCCACTATAGGAACCTAGTGTGATTTCGACATTTACTTCTGCAGGGGTCGCTTCTTGACGCTGATACCCAAGCATTGTGACTATTCCGGCCATAAGTCTGTCTGGCAAGCGATTAATTGCATTTATGTTTAGGGCGCTAATATATGCTGCGGCTTGAAAAATCGCGTCTTCTGGAGTCCCAACGCGCAGATTGAAGTCGGGCATAGTTAGACGCCCTAGTTCGATGGCGTCAGTGTAAATATCACCTGGCTCTTTGTCAAAGATTGCTAAGTTAATGTATTCTGAAAAATCTACCGGCATTTTGTGCAGCCTTCCTCTATATATCTAATTCAAATGAAACGGAAACTTTGCTAGAGCCGTTTACTGATTCTTGGTCAAGTATTTCTATATTTGTTATTATTACTTCTGGAACAAACTGAGAAGCGTTAAGGACGAATATGCTTTTATTTATCAAGCGGAAGGATGGGTCATATGCCCCAAATTGGGGGCTCATGGGGTGGGTTCCAGGCTCGGTGAGCATAGATACTGAAAGCAACTGCGAATAGTAATCCGTCGTTGCTTCATCTAGTTTTTCTAGGCCACTAGAATCAAATTTAATTGGGAATTTAATTGCTTGCATAACTAGCCTCCTTTTGTAAATTAGTCATCATTTTTCTCCTGCAGTTGACGTATCGTCCCAGATTCCTCTAGAAAATTCAACCCAGTCTTCGTATTCTTGTTGAGTTAATAAGGTAATGGAACCATCATCGTTTTGTTTGGAGATTGTTCCAAATGGGTTTTGTTGAATAAACTCTTCTTTAGTTATTGGCATGTAATCGTTCATGATGCGTCTTCTCCTCCTATACGAACAATGCGACCTACGGTTACACCGTTCCAAGAAGTGAAAAAACCGCCTAGAAGTATTTTGCCATCAGATTGAATTGCTATTGAGAAAACATCACTATTAGCAGCAGTGCCAGTATTGGTAGTAAATGTTGTATCTCTAGTGCCATTAGAGTTTAAGCGAACAATGCGGCGTACGGTTACGCCGTTCCAAGAATTGAATTGACCGCCTAGAAGTATTTTGCCATCAGATTGAATTGCTATTGCGTTAGCATTAATACTAGCACCAGTACCAGTATTGGTAGTAAAAGTTGTGTCTCTAGTGCCATCAGAGTTTAAGCGAACAGTATGGTTTACGGTTGCGCCGTTCCAAGTACTAAAATCACCACCTAAAAGTATTTTGCCATCAGACTGAACTGTTATTACTAGAACAGTAGCACTAGCACCAGTACCAGTATTGGTAGTAAAAGTTGTGTCTCTAGTGCCATCAGAGTTTAAACGCACAATGTAGTTTACGGTTACACCGTTCCAAGAAGTGAATTGACCGCCTAGAAGTATTTTGCCATCAGATTGTACTACTATTGAGCGAACAGCATTATCAGCACCCGTGCCAGTATTAGTAGTAAATGTTGTATCTCTAGTGCCATCAGAGTTTAAGCGAACAATGCGACCTACGGTTACGCCGTTCCAAGAAGTGAAAAAACCACCTAGAAGTATTTTGCCATCAGATTGAATTGCTATTGAGAAAACATGACTATCAGCACCCGTGCCAGTGTTGGTTGTAAAAGTTGTGTCTCTAGTGCCGTCAGAGTTTAAGCGAACAATGCGGTTTACGGTTACGCCGTTCCAAGAAGTGAATTGACCACCGATAACTATTTTACCGTCAGACTGTACTGCTATTGAGCGAACAATATTATTAGCACCAGTGCCAGCGTTGGTAGTGAATGCTACATCTCTAGTGCCATCATAATTTAAACGCACAATGTAGTTTACGGTTACACCGTTCCAAGAAGTGAATTGACCGCCTAGAAGTATTTTGCCATCAGATTGAATTGCTATTGAGAAAACATCACTATTAGCAGCAGTACCAAATTGCACCGTCTGGTCCCTTAAGCCGCCCTTAATAAAAGATGCATACCATGTTCCGCCAACCTTGTTATAATAGTAGTCAAGCAACTTCCATGTTCCAGCAACTTTTGTATAAGGTTTTGCATTTCGCCAAACACCAGCGACTTTAGTAAGATGAGACATCAGGAATAAACCATCCAGACATCCCCATCACTGCCACCAGTTGGTGAAGACGTAGATATCGTTGCATTAAAAGGGACAGGTCCTGTTGCGCCAGTTGCGCCCGTATTGCCAGTTGGTCCTGTTGCGCCCGTATTGCCAGTTGGTCCTGTTGCGCCAGTCAGGCCAGTTGGTCCAGCTAGTCCAGTGGGTCCGGCGGGCCCAGTAGGTCCGGTAGGTCCGGGGTTGTTGCTTATAGATTCAAGCAGGGCATCGTATTGGGCAATCGTTGGGTGCATGTCGGAGCGGACTCCGGCCGAGCCGTATACGATTAGCTCTGTAAAGAATTCATCAGAAAAACCACACTTCACGGAATCCCCGACCGAAAAGTGCGAATTAGGGGTTGTGTTTAGTGGCATTACTTTCTCGAAAGTTGAGCCGAGCTCCATGACTCTGACCGACACGAAACCTTTTGCGTCCACGGACTTGACTATGCCAGTATAGACCCTACCCGGAGCAAGCGGGTGGGACGATGATTTGTTCCTGCTGACTATATCTGGACGCATATTAATAACCTTACTATTTTGAATGGATTAGCCATTGCTACTTACCAATTACTATCGGAACCGCCTGGAGTATTGACTAGTTTCTTTTCATTAAAATTGGGTGTCTTTATCAGCAATACCCACGCTGACTGAATACTCAATAGGTGTCCATAGTCGCGAGCGTTTCTGACGGCGTCTTCAAATGTGTTCCCGCGCAAAACACCCAAATGTTTGGCCGCGCCTGCAAATCCACCATCAGCGTTATACCTAGCTATGATTTCGTCGTTTGTCTTCATGACCGAAGTGCCATTTTGGGTAAAAACACTCGGCAAAACAATGGCTCTATACTCTGAGCCAGCCTGAACAACATGCGTTATAGAATGAATGGTTCGCCACTCGATTACTTCATTTTTCTTGTTTCTTACCACAAAAATAGGGCGATTATAAAGGTCAAGATTTCCCGTAATTATTAGCGAATTATAATCATTGGTGCTTGCTGGCATCGGCCCTTTTTCCGCTGCGTACGTTCTAGATATGTTCGCGTAAGGCATTTCTGGATATCTATACACATTGTTCGCATCGGGCAAATTTGCTCCAGTAATTCTTTTATCAGCAAAGGAGAATTTTATTTCCGGCATGTTTAATATTGCATTTTGCTCAACAGTCGTCTTTATTTTTTCTCCTGCTATAAATGTTTGCTGATAAGTGACGCCAATCGGCAGTAGCTCAATTTTTTCTTTTTCTTCGTCACGTGTCAATGTTCTGAAACCTACAGACACGGGGTCTGGTGTCATTTCGTTAAATGACACAGATTCAACAATGTAATACCCAGACATGTCAGGTACATTGCCAACATAGGCGGTCATTCCTGGCCGTATTTGTGTGCCGTTGAAACGCTCGACCGAGCAACTGCCTTCTGCCGCATACGGGTCGTTGGCTTTTTTTGTAATGGTTGGCCGTTCCGTCAGTCTAAAATACCCCGATTTCCCGACGTAATCCGGTCCGCTATTTGGCCACTGGAGTGGTATGAATCTCAGGGTGAATGGTGTGCTTTTTGTTTTCTTGGCCTTTGGGTCAAATCCCGAAAGGTCTACCGTAATTGTACTTGTCCCCCACTTACTTAGTAAATATTTCTCAGAAGCAAATACTAGAATTCCGTCCACTTCAAACAAAACAAACTTTGCGTCACCAGCCATTCTTGTCATGACATCCCATAGGGATTCGGTTTGTTTCGAGCCGCTTGCCTTGGTCGTGCCTTTTCCTTTGGCCGTTTGCTCGCAATAAAAATCTAATCCATATTTTTTTGCAGCATTAATAATATATTGACTACCGCTTCCCGGTATTGAGCCAGGCTGCTTGTCTCGTTTCATTTGCTGTATGGCCTTGGAATAGCACTTCAATGAGTACACGGCGCTTCCACCCGGACCCTGAGATACGCTTACATCGGATATTTCAAAAAGCTGTTGTATCGGCTTAATGCCCCCTGTGCGTGCGTTAATCTGGCCAAGCGTTTGTGTCTCGTAAATGACGTCGCGCCCAAGTATGAAGTAATTCTTTTTAGCCATCTGCAAATCAACATCTATGACATCAAAAGATAATTCAGATGCCATAGAAATTGAATAACTAATACTTGCTCTAGTTACCCGTGACGATACGTCGTCGTAAGCTTTATCCGAAAGACTTGCAATAATTATTTTGCGTTTATACCTGTCCGGCGACCTGGATATTCTGCCGTATTCATCTGTGGCCGTCTGAGGGGCAAATATTGTATCTGGTGTGTTCATGTTATAAGAATAAGGGATAGAGCGCAGCCCAGTTCGGCTCGCGTCCCTTACAGGCCGAAGGTGGAATTTTAAAGTTCTTGCCAAGTTCGTCAGTAGCTTTTCGAATGCAAATCTCTAAGTCGGTAGGTTTCCGAGGCGGGGGCGTCGGGAGGATGGGGTCTTTCTTGAGTAGTGGCATGAATATTAATTGGTCTTCATTTAGCCTTACTTCTTGAATTGTTATACTCACTGTTGCTCTGCTAATGCTGCCTTGAGCGCTGTCACTAGAGCTCGAGCCGCCGGGTGTCCTTTGTATTGAGTTGAATGACATGTCGGCAATCGCCCACTGGCGATATTTGACAGTAGAACTATTTGTGATTCCGCTAAATAGTGAATCGAAATTAGTAAATACGACCAACTCTGGTGTCTCTGCCATTTGTTTAAGCAACCTGAGTTTATGTTCGCAAGAATCATAAAGACTTGACACGTAAGAAGGTTGACTGTCGACGACAAATTCAAACGATATTTTCATAAGTTTGTTGTTTTTGTAATCGACAAGAGGGAAGTTCGCAACTCTTTCAATGTCAGTCCATGTTACGCCTATGTTCGAATAAGAAACATTATTGGGCTTTAAAGTAAATTCATATGTAAGAGCAGTTGTATTATCGGCCGTTCGTTGAATCATCGTAGGAAGGTTTTCGGGGGCTGTGGTGGCGATGGCGGCTTGTCCGCTGCTCACTCGTGCCCCGACATTCATGGAAGTAACGACAGTCGCCCTGCTTCTTTGTCCAAGTACATCTCTGTAACCATTGCTATTTTGTGCACCAGAAACGACGCTGGATGATTGATTAATAGAAGAACCCGATATTGCCTTCTTGATGAGAGAGGCAATGGTGGCCTCTGCTGCCTTGGCAGACAATCCCGTAGATTGAAGTAACTTTATTTGTGCAAATGTAAAGTTTTCAAGATTCATATCTTTTGCATCGCCGATAAATTCATTCCAGCGCGACTGTGAGGGTTCGTCGAAGTCTGGCAGTTCCTGTAATGTTGGCGTATTTTCAAGGAGAAAAAATCTACGTAAAAGTGGGTGATACCAGTACTGCACCCAGTTGACGCTGTCCGTATCGTCAAACTTGCGCCACTTCGTTATTCTTGTTGACTTATATGGGTTCAGGGATAGGTCCGAGACGAGCTCATACCAGTCAAAAGTGTATGTTGTCGCTACGTATATTGTATTACCCCATACGATTTTTTCCCCAGATGGGACACTGTCATATTTTGCTGTTCTGGGGTTGGAATAAGATATCTCTTTTGCGCGAACCTCTTGGTCGTCGGACCACCCAAATTCATCACTTACCTCATATGGAATGAAATCGTAATCCGACACAGCCACGCCCTGAAAGGGAAACCAATATGTGTCATCCGAAACTAATGTAAAATCTGCCGGAAAAATTGGATATTGAGTATTCGTAATTTGCTTGTATCTTTTTTTTATTGGATAGTTTTTACGTAAACTACTATTACTAGAGTCCGTGTATCCCACTGTCTGATAGTGAATGCTTCCTACTGCCATTATCGACGCTCCTTTTCTGAACGTTCCCTATCCTGTAATTTTGCCATAACCATCTGAGCTATAGCTTCTGGCGAGCTATTTCCGCCGTTTACCTCGATTGAGTAGTAGTTGTTAGTACTACCTCCACCGCTAGTAGCGGAAGAGATTGGTCGCGCGACTGACGTGTCTCCGACTCCAGGGCCGGGAACGACGTGTAGATGGCGATTTGCCGCACTTCCGTGGAACTCAGCGAATCCACCATTTGCGTGAACCAACTTCGAATATTGTCCAAGATTTTGACCAACAAGGTCGTACGCCGAGCCGGTGGCATGGTCGGAGCTTGGTGAACCAAGGGCGTAATTTCGCAAGCTAGACGTAACTGTCCTCTTGCCAGTTAGCTGACCATTCATGGCGGCATGCCGGCCCATCGTTTGGGAGAGTTTGCTTGTGGAAGTATCTCCGATGGCACCTCCGCGAGGGGTAGAGGTGTCTCCGGCTGGCCTGAGTGATTTGTCTTCCTCGTTATATACAAGGCCCTGCTTCCACCATTCCGGAGCTTCGCCTAGCGGAGCCGTAAAGAAACCTGCCATATTCGTATTAAATATTTTGATTGCATCTTCCAGCCCTGCTGCCGCGGTGCCCATGCTTGTAGCCGCTGTTGCAACGTCGTCTAATGCAGCCGTGTTTTCTTTTGCCAAACCTAACTCACCCATCCCATAGCCAGACAATGCGCTTTGGGCTCCGAGCGCCGGATTGTAGGCACCTTCCAACCCTAATGTTCCGGTTGGAATCGCCCCTGGCGCCCCCTTGGGTGAATCTAGCAATCGTTGACGCAAGCCGTCTGCGTCGTCGTAGGTTAAATCGTAGTCTTTAATATCACCTAAGAGTTTAAGGAATTGTTCTGGGTTGTTTTGAAGTAGCGTTGTTAGTTGCGACTCCAAAACCCCTTCTTCAATTTTTAGATTTCCATGCTCTTCGCTTGACAGAATGGTTCGAAGTTGCTCTGAGGCTGCACCTACCGCTCCTTTCTCCATGTCTCGTACCGACGCCTGATATATCGGGTCATTTACGAATGTTTCGCCTTGTCCAGCGAGCTCAGCACCGGGAGCAAATATTTTCCCATCGGCATTCTTTCCGCCAAAAAGCTCCAAGAATCCTTGGTACGCCATGATGCCGTCACCACCGGCAACTTGTAATAATTGATTAAATGCAGGCTCCATATGCGCACGCATTGCGGTTGTTTTTTCGTCAGCGGTCGTACTAGGGTCCCTCATTATGTCGCCCAGTTGCCTCAAATTTGAATCAAGAGCGTATGTTGCCTCTTCCTTCTCTCGTTGCGTCTTGAAGGCGTTGGCGCCAGAAAGGACAATATCAGATATTAGGTCGTTTAATTCTGCTCCGGTCTTTTTCAGGGAGCCTGAGAACTTTAAAAGAAGGTCGTTGTATTTTATTGTTGGGTCATACAGGTCGACGCCAAGCGTTTTTGCCAGCTGCTCTAGCTCTGCTCCGCTCTTACCCGTAGCTCGTGATAATGCGCCGATTCTTTCGGTGTTTTGTTTGTCTATTCTCGACAACTGCGCTTCGATAAGCGGGTCTGATGTTTTCATGATATGTCGGATAGAGTTGGTTGCTCTGGCTTTTAGGGCGTCCCTCTCCTCTGATGTTAATTTTTTACCTGAATCTGTTTTGAAGTATTCGTCGAGTATGCCTTTGGCGTCATTAAATTCTGTTTTCCCATTACTCTCGTAACTCCCGCCACCAGCTGCAATGGCTGCCGTAATATCCCTATTGAACTGACCTAAAGTTTTTCCAAAGCTTGTCCCCAGGCCCACCATTGCGGCATCTCGGCCCTTGAGGCTTCCGCCGCCCCTCAGTGTTTCTGCATTTCTTTCAAACTGTCGACCGGATTTCCGAAGGTCAATCATGAAGAAGCTAGCCATGCTGGCGTCTATAATCTTTTTAGCCTTTTTTAATTTCTCTCTACCAGCACCTACTGCGCCAGCAATGCTGCCGACAAGAAGACCTACTCCAGCACCTATTGCTGCGCCATAGGGTCCGAACATTGCACCCGCCGCAGCTCCACCGGCCGCTCCAGCGAGTGCTCCAGCCTTCACGGATGTTGCCTTGAGCGCCGAGCCGATTCCTGCGACGGCAGCACCCAACATAGGGTTCACTTGCGCAACCATTCCGCCTAACGCAATTGCTCCTTGCATTTCTTCCGGTGCGTATTGGCTTGCCAGTCCTAGTCCCATACCGACGCCCATTTTCGCGCCCATACTGTTGTTAAACTTTTTTACTCCTCCGCCAAATTTGCTATCATTTCGTGAAATTCTGTTCATATCGCGACGATAAGACAGTCTGCCTCCAAGCTTTTTTAAGCCCCCTTGCTTATCGCTTTCACCTCTTCTGGCCAATAATGCCGCTCTCGGCGTAGCTAAATCCTTGTATTCGCCCTTCTCTGCATCCCATGCCCCAGAGTTCATCTGAGCGAAACCGCCGCGAATGGCGCCAAAGCCACGTCTAGCGAGGTATTGCCCCCTATCGGCGACTCCTACGGCCTTTAGAGCGCCACGCTTTGCGCTATTGGCAAGACCCTGCCCGACGCTTACAGTACGACCATCTTCCGAGTATATTTTGTTTGAGCCTTTAAACTTGCCCTTATTCTTATTCAATATTGCATCGACTAGTAGCTTTCTGTCGGCGAAAGTATCGCTCATTCTGGGTGCGCCTGGTCCTTGCTGGCCACCCGGCATTGCTCCACCGATTTGAGTGCCAACAATCCCTTTTTTTGTGGCTATTTCTCGCAGTTCATCCATCGAGCGGGCATTAAGAGATTGCCTCGCCCTAAATTTTGCGCTCATACCAGAGTTGGCGTTGGGGTTGACTGCCGTCGTTGTGCCGTCTGGGTTCGTTTTTATCGTGCCGTCTGGGTTCTTTACCTGTCCCATGTCTGCGTACGGGTCTCTGGCGCGAGCTCCAGTGACCGCATATCCAAACCCACGGCCAATTTTGCTATCTCTTTCTTTGCGTTTTACAATTCGGTCTTGAATTCCGCTATTAGCAACCTGCATTTTACTGCCAAGTTTTGAACTTCCAAAAAACTTCGAGTTTGGGTCGTTTGAAACATCACGGAATCCTTGACGGACATTCATTCCCGGCAGGACTAGTGGACTCGTCGCCGGATATCCGCTAGAAAGGGCTCCACCACCGCCGCCGCCTCGACCTGATGCCAGCGATGACGTTGGGCCAGCTGGACCAAGATTTTTGCCACCAATAGAAACATTTTGAGCGTTAACGCTCATGGTCTTGACGGTTTGAACCCCTGGCATTAAACGGCCCTTTACGCCGCTCATTTTTTTACCTATAATCGAGAATGCCAGTAATGGTGCAAGGGCCGAAGCCAGCCCTCCGCCAGCCCCACCACTAAACATTTTGGAAATCATATTGAAGACGCTTGTTAGTCCAGATACTAGGTCGCTCAAAAAGGGGAGCATATCCATAAACATCTTTTTAAGATTCATGAAGAATTTTGATAAAGAATCGATGAGCTCCCCAACACGTTCGCCGAATTCTGCAACTTCATTTTTGTTTTCAACAAGAAGGTCTTTGAATAAGGTCAGGTTTCCGGCACCTCGTTTAATTGCCTCCCACACTGGAGTAAAAGCGCCATAAAGTACTTTTGCACCCTCTATCAATGGACGGGTCTGGTCAAGAACCAAATCCCAACCGCGCTTAAATTTAGTGAACCAATCTCCGATTCTGTCGAACATACCTAACGCACCGGGGAGGTATTCGCGAATCATCTTCACGAGCCAATTAGATGCTTTTTCTATGCCGCCAGCAAAGCCATCGATTACGCCCGTCGCCCCAAAACTATATGAAATAGCGCCCATTATGCGCTGCATGTCTCTGCGTATTGTTCCGAACACTCCCTCAAATGCAGTTTTGAGTGGCTCCAAGAATGAGTCGCCAAAATCAGCAAACTCGCCACGTAATTGACTAAAGTAGCCCTTCATCTGAGAAATTAAAGTACCGTTTACGGCTTCGAACTGACCAGTGACACCGCCCTTGTCCGCCAATTGCCCAGACATCAGAAGTTCTTTAAATTGCTCCTTAGTTTTTATGGTTGTCCCTTTTAGGGCTTTTTCCATTTCTGGGCCAAGTTTTTTAGCTTCTTTTATTACGTCAGAAATGCTCTTTTTGCTATTAGAAAGATTTTCGATAACAATAGATACTTGTTCCAGGCCCTTTGCGGGGTCTTGGCCTGCTGAACCAAAATCCATCAAAGCCTTGATTGATGCACCGCTTTTATTTATTTGTGCGGTATTCATCGACTTAGACATGGTTCCGTAAGCCTTGTTGAGTGCCTCGACTCCGAGGGTCGCCAGACTTGCGTCACTCTGTAGGTTCCGCATACCCATTCTTGTCTGATTCATCGCTGAACCAAATGCAGGGGCTCCCTTGCCTCTGTAGGCATAAATGGCGGCCTGCTGCTCCCTGATAGCGGCGCTCGCTGCCGATATTGCGACGACTACCCCCGCCGCACCAGCAGAAAGCATTTGCATCGCCCCCCTATATGCTTTGACAAGTAATTGCCCAGCAGCAAATAGAGCGTGGACTCCTATCATCGCAGCGCCAAGGGCTGCCATTTCTATAACGACACCCTTGATAGCCATACCGAGGAACTTGGTGAGCCCTTTTCCTGCCATTTTGGCGCCAGCATCTATGGCGTCGAAACTGCGTTTCCAGCCTTTTGTGGTATTTGCTAGTTTACTACCCGACTGTTGCGCGAGAGCTTCGCCCCTGCCGCTGGAAAGTTTTTTTACTCTTTTTTCTAGTAATGAAAGCTGAGCTATTGCTTTAGTGAGCTCCCTAGTTTGGGCCTCAAACTTAATTTTAATATCAACTATTTCATCAGCCATTTGGCACTCCGTGTGAGTTTTAAGTCACGTGAGTGTAAGGCTGCCAAGCTATTGGGGCTCCACCCCTAAGTCTTCGGCTTGCGCTCTTGCTCTTCGCGGTCGTTACTTATAACTTTAGCACAGGCAAGAAGTAGTAACCAGTCATTATCGTCTACGTCCATTAATTCCAATGGACTAACGTGAAATAACTCGCCTAATCTTGCCGCAGATATAAGTGTGGAATCTTCAACTAGTTCGTCGAAGACTCCTTCGTAGGGTCCACAGCAGCAACCGTGTCTGAGTATCCAGCGGAGTCAAGGATTGCTAAAGCCGCAGATTCAACATGTGGGTCAACGCCAAACATTGCTCGAACTGCATCCGGAACCGGCTTCATCGACTCGGTCATTTCGAGAATTTGAGGATGGGCAAAATTGAGATTATTGCCGTTTTCGTCAAAAATCTCTTCATCATCAATGCAGATACCGATGGTGGTGTGGCCGATAACTAGACAAGCAAACTTGAGCGAGTCAAGTCCATTTCTTGAATCTTCACCAGCATTTTTGCGCCAGTTCTTCATCTGCGATTGAGTGATATTGGGGCTCACTTTGAGGCTTACACCCGGGCGTTCCGTCACCTGAATATGGACTACGGACCGCTCAACCTTTTTCTTGACAATGTTTCTCAGCTTTTCAAGCTGGGTCTCTTCCTTGGCGGCAGGCAACAAGGAATCACGATGAGTTGACTTCTTGCTGCTTTTTCCGTCGTCGGCTTCTTCAGTTACGTATAGTGAATTTTCGCTCATAGAGCAAAAACTATCACATAATTAACCGACTCTATGCAACTAGCTTAAAGTTGGTGCGTTTACGTCCGAGATAGCAAAAGTCAAGGCGAATGTCGCCGGAGCGCCCGAAGATGAGTCACCTTCTGGTTCGGTCATTCCTACCAACAAAGCATTGGAGTAGATTCTGTCGTTCGTGGGGTCTTTGATGTCGCAGCTATAAACAGATACCGTAATGTTGTAGTAACCGGTACCGACATATTTGCGTAGGCCTTGCAGCTTGGCGCCAATGCCAGCAGCAGTATCGGCGCTGGTCATATCGTCGTCATAGTGTGCCGTCAGTGTAATGTCGCCTATTTCAGATGGAGCGCAGAGAACTGTAGGTCGAGCACTGCCACCTTCGTAGATTTTTTCTACAGAGGCGGTGATTTCTCCACCCGACACCTGGGCAAAGCGAAGATTGCCCCACTTGGGGAGGTTCACCTGCACGTTGGTCTGCTGCTTGCCGTTAATGAAAGTGCTTGGAACTATTGTTGCAAGTACTTGTCTCTGTGATACTTTTGCCATTAGCTACTTCCTTCGATTAAACCACTGTTGAAGTGAGGTTAGACTTTACGATATCGATTTCAATTCTGTCACCAATGCTGCTGACACGGACACCGACTCTGGCTTTCACCAAACCATTTGCCAACTGTGAGGTTGGGTTGATTGAGGAATCGCACTTCACGATGTATCCGTTATCTAGCTCACGGCCGTTGGCATCAAATGCTGGGTAAAGAGCACCGAGGTTGCGCATTACCGACAGGATTGACACAAGGCGTGACTCGATGTCAGCGAAAATGGTGTTTCTTCCATCGATTGAGCTGAACACCACATCTTCAAGCGACCGGTAGCACTCTGTAACGATTGAGTTAACAACATCCTGTTGCGTGATATAGCGGAAGTTGTCGTTATCGGAAGAGAGCGAACGGGCTCCATACACGCGAATCGTGTTTTGAATCACTCGAATTGCGTTTACGTTGCCTTCGTCAAGGTCGTCACCGACAACCTTGCTAATGTCAGTCTTGATGCCGGTCACAAACTTGGCCGCTGAAACAATTCCTGCGGCTGGAAGATGTGGTCCGGTCCCATTATGGGCAACGGCGCGCTTTGCAGC